CGCCTCATGAGCCGCCTCGACCTGCTCGTCTTTGAATAACCAGTCAAAAAGACCCATTTCTTTCTCCTCCCTAGTTCTTCAACTGTTCGCCGATCTCGCCGTACCACTTCTGTCTGACTGTGAAGGCATCCAGAAGCGCGGCGCATCCGTCAATGTGGGCGTTCTGGCTGATCTTCACCAGACGCCGCCTGTCTGTTTCGCTGTTCCGCTTCATTGCGGAGTTGAGCAGGTGAACTTTGAGAAGATCGTTGTCGCCGATCTTCACCCTGCCGTCTTTGATAAGTCCCTCGACTTCGTTGATGACCGGGCTGAGGTTCTCGCCCTGATAAACGTCATCGCAGTGAAAGCCGTAGGCCTTCAGATCCTGCACCAGGTAGGTCGCGCTATAGCGGTCATATCCCACCTTGAGCGGATATATCTGATACTTCTCGACCAACTCGGTCAAGAAGTTGTAGATGTCTTTGTAATCAATGAAATTGTCGCCCGAAGGAACCAGCAGGCCGCGCTTGACATAGATGTCATACGGCAGTGCATCCCTGGCGCTTGCTTCCTGGATCTTCTCAGACGGCAGGAAGAACTTGGCGAACACATTCAGCACGCCGTCCTTCTCGATGACCACAGTCACCGCCGACAAGTCCACACTCTTCGACAAGTCAACGCCTACCACTGCATAGGTGTCGCGGAAATCCTCAAGGCTCAACCGTTCCCCGGTGATCTTGTCGATGTCCGGAGCGTCGAGCCATGCGATGCTCGAGTTCTGTTTGATGTTGCAGTACTTGGTCAGAAACTCGGCTTTTTTCGCCAGAGAGCCCTCCGCCACTGCGATCTCGTCGAGCAGGTAATTCACGGACACGCTGACCCCGAGGTTCGGATTGCTCTTGCGCAGTTCGTTGATGTCGTTCCATTTGTCGAGGTCGTCGATCTGGTAGATCATCGGCAGGAGCCGCCGCTCTTTGCTGTCGCCCATCAGCAGCCGGGTTGACCGCTTCATGAGTTCGTCATAGATCGAGTCATTGACATAGCCAGCCGTGGAGCATGACAAGACAAGCCCCTCGGGTCTTGCTCCATAACCAGACTTGATGACGTCATACTGCTTCAGCCCAGCGTCGCCTTCCCATGTGGCCACCTCGTCGCAGATCGTCAGCGAAGGATTGAAGCCTTCTGACTTCTTCGCATTGAAGGCGATCTTCATCATGGTCGAGTTGGTTGCTGGCAGTTCGAGAAACTTGACCCGCTTTCTGACAAGCGTCGGGTCGTCCTCGACCTTGCTGTGAGTCTCTTCTCTCCTTTTGCGGATCTCCTCGTCCTTTCTGACATATTCGGGGTCGAGCTGAATCATCCGCCAGGTGTTGAGATAGATAATGTCCGCCTGGTCGAGTTTCGGCGCCACGCAGTAGACGCGGGCACCATAGCCGCCGTCACACTGAAGCGTATAGTTGCAGATCGCCGAGGCCAGCAGGCTCTTGCCGTTCTTTCTGGACACGACGAGATAAACCTCTTGAAATGCCCGCTCGTTGGTCTCCGGATCAATCACTCCGAAGATCGCAGACACAAGCGCCTTCTGCCAGAGTTCAAGGATCAGCGGCCCCGGTGCAAGTTTGCCCTCGACGTGGAAGCAATGGGCCTCGATCCACTCGATGGCAGCCGTCGCTTTTTTCTGGTCGAAGACGTACCGCTTGCTTTCGAAGCCGTCCACGATCATCTTGTAAGCCAGATGCACCCATTTGCCCACAACGATCGAGCCGTCGCTGATCTTCTGCCAGTAACTCAGAATATAGTTGTCCGTCTTGCGCTTTCTCGCCATAACTCGCCCTTACTCCGTCCGCGAGGGGAAAACTCTGCTCTAATCTGCACCCACCGGTCTCCTGTGGCTGTGAAACAAAAATGTTTCACGGGGGGTGTCACATCGTGGTCACTCTGCCAAATTCATCGACCTTGTACCGCCGTTCGTGAGCGCCGTGTCTTTGTTTGTGACACTCGCGGCACAGGCTGACCAGGTTGCCCGGGTTGAGCGTGACCTCTGGGTCGTTGATGTTGTCCGGCGTCAGCTCTCGGATGTGGTGGACTTCCTCCGCTGGTGTGTACCGTCCGCGCTTGAGACAGTCCTGGCATAGCCAAGCGTCTCGCGCCATCACGTTATCCCGAACTCTTTGCCACTGCTTTGATCTGTAGAAGGTACGGGCGAAGTCTCTCACGTTCTCGTCTCTCTCTTTGTCGAATGATTACCCACCGCCGCCAAGCGTCACACGTTTCCGCGACTTGGCAGTGGTCTCGGTGGATGCAGGTTGCACATGGTGCCACGCTCCCACCTCTTTCAAGCGTTCCGGGAGTTGATCCAGAAAGGAGGAACCGTGATCTGTATGCCTGCGTAGCCGAGTGTCTCCCGGAACAGAAAAGAAGAGGCTCGGCTGTCCTCTTCTTTTGCCTTTTCTGGCTAATATCATTTTAGCATGGATATTTGTCCATTCTTGGGAGAAACTGCGAATTATGGCCTTTTCTGCTCGTACAGAAGCGGATCGCTTGCTGGGTGTTCATCGTAGCCTGGGCAATGATAATATCCGTCCTCTGCGATGTATACGAAGTCGAACCATCGCATCATCGGCCTGCCGCAGATCCCGGTTGTCTTCTTGTAACCACATCCTTCGCAGTGGAACGAGTACGGTGTGGTCTGCTGTTCATAGTCGAACAGGTTCAGCTGCTTCATTCTTCTCGTCTCTCTGCCCATGAGCAGAAGTCAGCGCCGTCTGTCTTCTTTCCATGCTCGAAGCAATAACCATCCGAGTCGTGCCGTGCGCAGTCCTTGCATGGGATCACGGCGACATCCTCCATGTCGATATTTGATCGGAGATCTGCGAGGCTGAAGTGAACCTCTCTTTCACCCCATCCCGCCTGTCGATAAAGATCCGCCATGTCCTGCAGAAACTTATCCGCATCAATCAGTCTCATTCTTCTTTCCTTTCTCCCATACTGCAATAACCGTCCGCACCTAATGGGCAATAAATGTACCCGCCGCCTGCTGAACGCATCAACATATCACCGCCGCATTTGTGTGAGTGTTTGCAGTCCTTGCATCTGATGACTTCCACTGCATCCACTGGGGGCGTTTCATCCGCAATGTCTCTAGCACGTAGCAATTCAACATGCTCCCTGCTCCACGCTTCATGCACCAAACGTGTTTTAAACGCATCCGCATCAATCAGTCTCATAGAATGTCTCCAATCATCCAACCACACACCATGACCAAAAAACCAAACATGAACCCGAAAAACCCCACTATCATAATCATTTGCCCTGCTGTCACAATGGCATCCGCATCAATTAGTCGCATTCTTCATCCATCCTCGCACCGCAGTTCGGGCAGTAGTGTTCCCAAGGCTCGCCATCTCCGTGCACGATGGTCTTGTGATGGCATTCGCTGCACTCGAATTCTTTTTCCATCGGTGTCCTGTCATAGGTACAGGATAACCACTTCCATTTTGCGGTCCTGACCGGTGCCGGGATGATTTTCACCTTTTCGGCCGTGAGGGCATTTATCTCTGTCCTGTAGTAATTGATTTCCTGAGCCAGCGCCTCGATGATCTCCGCATCTGTCAGCCTGGTCTTCCTGCCGCGCTGGATCCTTGTGCAGGTGTCCTTGTACAGCTCGATCATTTCTCTGTTCCTCCGTACGGTTCCGGGTACTCAGCCCACGCGATCACGTCAGCCATGATCTGCTCCTCTTCTTCTCCGATGTGCTCAACCGCTCCCTCTGGGTCGATCTCCACGTCGTGCGCTTCGACGATGGTGTGGTACCATCTGCCGCGTCTGTAGTAGCACCCAGGCAAAACCCACCGGGCAGATCCCGACTTGCAGGTAACCATGACCTCGTCCTTGGTGTCGGGCATGTCAGTTCTCCATTCCATTCCTTACATCTCCTCTATTATCCTGTTGATTCTATAGCGCACTTGGTCAACGCTCATCTGGTGCCGCTCGGCCATCTCCTGCCACGTCCACCCCTCGACATACTTCTCGCGTATAAATGCCTCTTCGTCCGCATCCAATGGGTCGAGGATCTGATTGATCCAGTCGAGGAACAGCTGCAGCC